ATATAGTATATAATCCAACGGTATTAGCATCAAATAACGGAGCAATTATCCAATGAGTAACAACTATGCAGCCAACCCTAAACTTGCCCCAGCTATAACTCGCCCGGGCGAAAGTAAGGAACATTTAGGCAGCAGAAATGCAACCGGATTACTACCGGTTATATTTCAAACCTCGGTCAATAAGCAGTTTTTACAAACTACTTTAGAACAATTGTTGTCGAGCGGTAGCTTACAAGCTATTAGTTATTATATTGGTCAAAAAACAAAAGATACTGCAGCCGGCGACGGCTATCAAAACAACAGTGATAGTTTGTCAGACCTGTATCAATTTGTTCCGTCAATGGTTAACAAAGATAATAACAACAATATTACCAACGCACTATCATATGATGATTTGTTGAATAGCCTAACGTATAATGAAGTTCAGTCTAGTAATCATAATCGTGTATTCAATGAAAAAGGATACACTCTAGATTTGCCAATTAACTATGACATGTTTGTGAACTATCATAGATATTTTTGGCTAGTAGACTTTTTACCTGCAGCAGAAATAAAACCTTCTAGCGCAAATCCGATTGTTATCGACGATATCATCGGAGAAATATATTACACTACTCCAACCTTAAACACCAACAATACACTCACATTCGAAAACGGAATGAGAGTTAAATTTTCTCCTTCGATTGAGGATAGCTTTGAACAAACAGTGTTAGGTAATACCGTTTTTACCACTAGTGTTAGTGGCGCAGTACAAACAAAAGTATACGTAAACAAAGAACTTAAAACTGTTGGCACAGATTACACACTGGTAGGAACTACTTTAACTTTTACAGTCGCACCGGTTGTAACTGCATTAATTGAAGTAGATCATTTCTATGCTAGCGGAACTCTGTACGATGTTAATAATACTTACATTGTTGACGGTGTGGGCGATACATCCGGAATCAAATTAACACTTCAACTTGAAGCTAACGCATCAAAGGATTACTATGGTGTTCGTAGATGGTTTAACCAAACCATTTACAGCGGAGAAGTACCTAGCCCATGGGATCCTGAGGGTAGTATACTAGAAGATACACCTTGGGATGTGAGAGAAGTAAGAATGCCAGTTCGTGAGTACACCTGCGAACAACGCTGGAGCACAGATCAAAGTGCGTGGGCTAGAAGCAATTTATGGATGCACGAAGAAACTGCAAAAGCTGTCTGCAATTTCATGAACTTAGATCAAAAGTTATATCTAATAGAGGAATTTCGCGCAGTAAGACCTATCATTGAATATCGTGCAAACTTAGAAAAATTTAATTTTGGGCTTAGACACATAGCATATGTAGACCATGTGTTTAGTACTGTGTCAGATCCGGCAGTAGATATAGTAGGGCAGTCTGAATGGAATTTAGCAGCATATACTATCACAAACAGCTGGCTACCGCAAGGTTATGAAAAAGGTGATAGAGTAAAATATGTTATCGGCGGACAAACAACATATTGGGATTGTTTAGCAACGCATACTGATAGTAAAGATCCAACACATTATTCTAATAGATCGTTTTGGCGTCAAGTTACTGCCATGGATTTAGAAGATGGCGATACTATATTGTTCTTAAACGCTAGTTCTACGTATAACAATAAAATCTTTACTGTAGGGGGTATATCGGTAGGTAGTATCACGCTAACTGAAACCTACAACTTTACAGGAATCGGTGCAACACAAATACTAACCGGAGATAAGATTGTTTGTAAAATAGGCTATAACAGTGTATTTTTAGAAACATACGACGGTGACATTTATAGTGGCAGTGAATGGTATTGGAATGGAACTGCATGGGTTTATGGTCAACAAAAAGATCATAGAAGCGAAGGTGCGCTGTTTCAATTATATGACGTTGATTTAAACAAACTAAACAATACTACAATTTATCCTAATAACAATTTTGCCGGTGACCCGATATTTAATTTTGGTAAAGGCGTAGGAGCGTACGACGATGCACTAGGATTTAATCCTCGTTATGTTGATTATGGTAACACGCCAGGACTAAGTTTTGATATAGGTTTAGGTGCAACAAAATACACTTACAATCGTTTAGGCATAGATTCTATTGTGTCACTAAATGATGACATCAGTAGTACAATCGAAATTCCCGGATACTATTATTATAAAAATAACGAAACAGGATTGTATTACAACGGCTGGGTAGAAATAAGAAATCAACAGCCGGTTAAACAATCAGTTAGAACAGTTATTACAGAATCGCTTAGAACTGCTATAGTTAATTTAGAGACAGATGATACATATCTAAATGACAAATTTAATTTTGTTCTTAGAAATAACAATCTGCAAATAAGTGAAGAAAGTACCAACAATACCAAAAATCGAATTGTTGATATCAATGGCACTAATCCAGTACTTTTTATGAGTAAAGGAAAAGTTTATGAAATTGAAACTTATTTTAGCAATACCGATTTAGAGTTCGTAAACGTTGACGGCACAGCACTTTCGGGTGTGACTCGCGGCGCAGCGACCAATGATGTATTTAATTTTGATATTGATAGTAGCATATCCGTTGATGTGTTTAGATATAGATTAGTAAGTGACAACACAGTTACCGGGCTAGTTTATTTAAATGATGACACAAGCGTTCGAAATCTTAAAGTATACGTTAATGGCATTGAAACAACAAATTATACATTTGCAAATAATACAGTAACAGTGTTCGACAATTTAGTAACAGATGATGTTGTTACTGTTGAATGGTATACTGATGATATAGCTAGTGCGCAAGGAACATTTGAACCAGCAAGTACTCATTTATTAAATGCACAAAATCGTCCATTATCGGAAGTTAGTTTTGCAGATTTATTAGCGCATATTCGTAGTCAGATGGAGTCAATTCCAGGATTTGATGGGCTGTTTTATGGCACAAACAATTATCGAAATTTACCACATGTTCATGAATTCGGCGGCACAATTAGACAACAACCCTATAGCACCGAGCTTTTAGCACAAACTTTAATGGACAACGACACAAACATTTTTAGTAGTATAAGATATATTGCTCAAGATTACAGAAAATTTAAAAATCAATTCTTGCAAAAAGTAGCTCAACTACATCGAAATCTCAATATAGAAGTACCAGTGCACGAATTAGTAGATCGTGCGCTGTCAGATATAAATCTAGGCAAGAGATACGGAACTCCCTATAGCAATAGTAATATGGCTATGTATAAGGACTATACTGGAATAGAATATGTATTCTTGTCAACCGACGTTAAAGTATTTGATTTGCCTGTAGCAATCAATACATATAATGATGCTGCAAATCATATTCAAGTATGGTTACGAGATAGAGATTCTGTTACTAATAATGTTCGGTGGAGACCATTAATTAAAGGTTCGGACTATACACTAGCAAATAATCAAGTTACGATAGTGGGACCTATTACATATACTGTATCAAACAGTGCCACTGTGCATATCAGATGGTATCCTCAAAATAGCGCAAGCTTTATCCCGCCTAGCGCAGCTAAACTTGGATTAATCAGACCGCACAACCCAGAATTAAGAAATGATTACAGTTTGTCAGATACTGTTACTGCAACAGATAATGTGATTGTCGGACATGATGGTAGCATTTATGCACGACAAGGCACAGAACTTTACGACAGAACACAAGTTGGATTTAGCATTGCCGATGCAGCATTGTGGGATTTAGAATTAAGAATCTACAATAATATTTTAAGCGAAACTGACAATGTTATAGATTATAAAACAATCATGCCTAATGCAAATAGATCAACTCCATATAATTGGTCAGAACTAACAACTGCATTACAAAGTGAATTTAACAAATGGAAAGTCCGTAACGGTATAACAACTCTAGATAAATCAAGTTATTATAACGGTAGTGATCCTTTTACTTGGAATTACAATTCAGTTGCTCCATATATTGGAGGATGGAGAGGCCTGTATACATATTTCTTTAATACAGATAAACCACATCTTGCGCCATGGGAAATGTTTGGTTATAACAAAAAACCCGATTGGTGGGATACTAACTACAGTTGGACTAATGCTCCTAAGCGTGCTGCATTGATCGAAGCACTAAAAAGAGGTCATTATAATAATCCTGCAGAAACTCCTAAGTATAGTATCGATTATGCATACACCGGTTACGATTGGTCTGCTAACACATTAGTTACACTAGCAGGAGTTTTAAATGATCCGATTACAGCAAATGTTGTTTCGACTCCGAGCATAAACAACAGACAAAGCGGATTTGTGTTTGGCGACATTGGCCCGGTCGAATCCGAATGGAGAAGATCTAGTGAATACATTACTAGTTTGTTTTGTGCTTTAATGAGAATAAGACCTCTGTGGACAATTAACAATTATTTCAGAAGTAATAATCGTCAAATCAAAGACAATGCAAATTATAGTAATCCAATGATTATTTTCAATGACTTTAAAGAATTGAAAAATAACACACAACCATTGTTTAGCTATAGTCCATATGAAAATTCTATAGTTGAGAGTATCACAGTTGTATCTGGCGGATCAGGATACGTGTCGGCACCTGCGATTGAGATATTAGGAAACTTTGGCACTGGTGCTACTGCAGTTGCTTACGTATCTGGCGGAGCAATATCTAGTGTGAGTGTAACCGATCCAGGTAAAAGTTATTATAGTAAACCAGCAGTGACGCCAAGCTCTGGTAATGCAAAGCTTGAAGCAGTATTGCAAAACGATGCATTAAAATATTATGCAGGTTTAAGTAATGCTGTGGTAGAATTTGCTTTGTTTAATAAAACAACAATCGAAGACTTAGAATTAAGATTCGAAAATCTATCCGTACAACCAATGATTAAAGTGGGCGGCTTCATTAATCCAAACACCCAAAAATTTGTGTTGGAAAGCAGTCAAAATAAAGGAAAGGTAATCGTTCCAGAAGAAAACTATCAAAATATACTTCATGTAGGATATCCTAGTTTTGAAACATTTTATAGCGCAATCACAGTAAGTAAAACAAATAACGCTTATGTGGTTAATGGGTATGATAACAGTAACAATTATTTCAAATATTTTCTACCTAAGACTGGCGGAAAGAAAAAAGTAATTGATATACGCTCAAAACAAATTAATCGATATCTAAATTTTGATACAATTGCGCTTGTGAAAGATTACAACAGTGAATTTACTAGTTTGCAAGAACTATTTAACTTTGTGATTGGTTATGGGGAATATTTAAAAAGTCAAGGGTGGAATGTTGAATGGGATAGTTCGGCAATTCAATTGATTGATTGGGCAATTTCTGCAAACACTAATGATGTATTTGTGTTGAACCCAAATCCTACTGAAATTTCAATCAATGAGATTGGTCCTGGTTATTTTGATAACTTAAACAATCGTTATGATGGTGTATACAATATAATTGATAAAAATGGTAAACAATTACTACAGAACAGAGTAATAGTTACTAGAGAATATCTAAATACTGAAACACCAATGACTAAAATCATTGCTAAAAATTCGGAAGATGAAATTAGGGGTTTACGTTTATATAAAGTTAACATCGAACATTTAATAGTTTTTGAAAATAGTACATCGTTTGACGATGTGCTATATAAACCTGAACTAGGACAACTGCATACCCGTGTTATTTGGAAAGGCAGTAAAACTAAAAATTGGAATGGCAGATTACACGCCCCTGGCTATATCGTAACCGATAACACCATAATTAACAATTTTGATACTGTTGCTCGCGAGATAGATCTATATTACGGACCTACAAATACAGTTAATAATAAACAATTGTCGGACGCAGCTAGATTTAATATAGGATATAATAAACCAAATTGGGCAAATTATACTCTACTAGATGATGACACAGTTTTTGAATTTACTAAAGGTAGTTTAAAATATAAAGGTACAAGGTTTGCGTTAGATGCGTTCAGCAGAAATACCGACTTGTTGGGTGGTATTAATAACATCGAACTATACGAAGAATGGGCAATACGCACAGCCGATTACGGAGACCTCAGAAACAAAAATTCTATAGAATTTGAGTTAACTCCTGAGTTATTAAAAACCAGTCCACAAGCTGTTAGATTTACTGCAGGTGAAGTTTATGACGAACCTGGTGATACTATAATCGATATAGACACTAACAGTTCTTTATTAGTGTCAGGAACACCCGGCAATAATTTCCAAACTAGACCAGCTAAAACATACTTTTACAATACTATTGCTGATGAAAACACATACGCTAACGATTTAATCACTGCAGGGTTACCTCTGCTCACTGAAACCGATTATCGTGTCATTAACAAAGACGACTTCAGATTATTTCCTGAAAAAGCAAAAGAACAATATGTTTTTTCAGGAGCATGGCAAAACATAAAACAATGGGATAATAAATCATCATATAAGTTTAAAGATCAAGTAATATATCAAGGAAAAGTATGGGAAATGGTTGATCCTGACGGCGCCAGCGGTCTAACTAAACCAAACGACCCTATAGCTGTCTCTGGCACTATTACCTTGCCTGTTGTGCCTGCTAGCGGTCAAACATTAATATTAGATGGCAATACAATAGCAATTACCAAAACATCTAGTAGTACAACGCTAAATTTGATCAACGTTATCGGAACAAACAACATAGGTACAACTGCAGTAGTACCGCACAATAGTACATTGATTCTAGGATCTACTTCAACCGGAGCGAATGCACAAACAATTACATTTCAAAACACAGTTGACAATGTAGTGTTCCAGACTATCGAAGTAACTTTTAGTAATGTAGTAGATCCTATAATTGTTGGCGGGGCTTCTAAAGCATTAAACATTGACGGAGTAACAATTAACTTTAATGATACTACTTCGTCTAGCACTTCTATAACTGCATTCCTTGCGTTGTCGTCGGTATTGAGTTCGATACTATCATCTGCTAGAATTAGCGCGATTGAAGGATTGCGAACTGCATATATTGCGGCAAGTTCTTCGACTGCATGGGATACATTTATTACTGGGTACTTTACAAATCCTGCAGGATTAGATGTTACTGCACTATTAACAGAATATGCTACTACGCCTGCGTATCTGGCTCAATTGGTAACTTTAATACAAAATGATGTTGATGTTATTAACAGTCTGGCTGGTACTTCTTATATAGCAGCCAATGTAATTGCAGGGTCAGAAGTTATCGATCCTGCAGATATTGCTACCGCACGAACTGCAATGAATTCGGGTCCATATGTTGATGATTTCTCAGATTGGATTAAAGATAACCCAACCGTTACACTAACCAACTCAACGGTTGTAGCGACAGAAACAACCACAGCGTTTGTTAACTATTCTCTTGCTAACATCATCAATAAAATCAATGCTGCAGGTATTTCCAATGTAACTGCATCAAACAATGCAAATTCGTTAAAATTAACTAAAACAACTGCAACTCCCGCAGTGCAATTTAGTTTAACAACTAATCCCGGAACAGCAAACGCAGAAGTAGGATTTAACAGCGGCACAACAAAATACAACAGTGTTGGAACTGTTGTAACTACAACTCCTCCTCTTAGTATTACACAAGTTATACAGCAAATCAACAATGCCGGTATTGTTGGTGTTACTGCACAAACATATCCATTAGATACTAATAGACTGCAAATCAACAGTTCTAACAGTGTTCTATATATAGGTCCTGGCACAGCTAATGCTACTATTGGTTTAACAACCGGCGTGGTACCTGCAACCAGTACTATTACAACAATCAGCGTCACTAGTGACTTAACTGACATTGTTCAAGCCGTTAACGCTGCTGGAATTGTCGGAGTCACCGCAAGTAACAGTAATAATAGATTAAGAATCATTAGTACTAATTCTACATTGATTATCGGCAACGGAACCGCAAACGCAACAGTTGGATTAACTGCACAAACTTACGTAGCAATACAAACAACAATTGATAATATTTTTGATGCTATCGGGTCTGACGGTAATCCTGTGTTTAGCGAAGTTGTTAACGACCCGAATATATTCAACATATGGGTAGCAGACAACAGCGAACAAACCAGTGCTAATGCAGGGTATGCAGTTTTTCAAACTATGGATTTTGACATGTACATTACTCGAGCTTGTGCTGGTGTTAATGATGCTGATGATGCACAAATCACTATTGCATTAGCTAACACAACAACTCAAGCTCATAATTTAACAAAAGGCGATTTTGTGTTGATTAGAGGCAGTAATACTGTTCCGAGTATAGATGGAATACACGAAATCTCAGAAGTAGATCAAAATAGTCAAATTAAGTTTTATATCGATACTTACATCGATAAAGAAGGAAACACAGGAAATGTTTACCCTATTAGAAATGTAAGATTCAGTAATTTTGCTGCACTGCAAGCTGCACTAACTGATATTACTAATGGTATGTATCGTTATAATTTTGCAGGATACAGGTTAAGCAACATCACACATCCGATATATGCTTTTGTTGACAGCGATGATGAAGGCATACCGGCCGTGTATAAATTTGACGGAATTTATTCAAATAATAGCGGGCATACCGGAATTCCGGGATGGGTTAAAGTTCGACAGTCGATAGCTCAAGCTAGAAATGATCTCATTAAAAACGTTAAAATATATGACGCAGAGAGAAGAACACTAATTACAACATTGCAGGTGTTTGATCCGGCTAAAGGTATATTGCCAGGATTTATATCAGCTGAAATCGATTTTAAAACCACAGCAGATTTGGCAAACTATAACTATAGCAACGCCGAAGGATTTATGGAAAACAAACGTGCGTGGGGTAATGATCAAGTTGGTCAACGTTGGTGGGATCTTACTACAGCAATATATTTAGATTATGAACAAGGTGCGTTGGATTATCAACAAGCAAACTGGGGAAGATTATTCACTGGGTCAACTGTTGATATATATGAATGGACTAAGAGTCCGGTAACACCAGATCAATGGTTGGATCTTGTAGCAAATAACACTGCAATAGACGGAATTATTACATCTGGCGTACCTTATAGCAGAGTAATTAATGGCGAAACAGTCTATCAATGGACTGAAGAATTGTATTATGATGTAAACACAAAAAGTGTCAAAACAGGCTACTACTTTTGGGTTAAAGATAAAAATACCTATACTGGTATGCGCAAATATAACACTTATCAGTTAGCACGAATTATAGAAAATCCGTTGCTAGCCGACTTTAGTTGGTGTGCAGCCAGCAGTAACAATGGATTGTTGTTAGCAAATATCCAAACGTATGTTGACGAAAACACAGTTGTTCAAGTGAATAATTCATATGATTCTGACAGCACACTAGAACTGTGCGAATATACAATTATTAGCGAAAAAGATCCTGACTCATATATTCCTGAATATCTACACATTAAAATCAGAGATAGTCTTGCAGGGTTTAACAATTATAGTCGAACATACAGCTATACAAATTATAGTTCGGTAACAACCTATAATCAAAATGACGTAGTGCAAGAAGGATTAAATTTCTATATTAGTCTTACGGACAATAACTTAAACAATACTCCAAGCTTGGATATTACACAGTCAAACTGGAAAAGAATTTACGATTATGAATTGCCTCCCGATACTCCTCAAAATGATATTAAGGTAGAAATGAACCAAGCGGTTCCGGATTTAAGATTACATCCTTATAACCGTTATGGACATCTAGTGCGTCCTGTACAAAGTCTATACAGAGACTTGGTCAGTGCGAGACAAAATTTTGTCAGCACTTTGAATAAAATATTTAGTGACATGTGTGCTTTCAACGAATTTACAAATTGGGAAAATTATTTCGACGACGAGTTTGTTGAGGGTACAAGCACTTACGATCTTAATAGATATTGGAAGTATGTAGATTATGTAAGAAAAGAATATTCTAGCAGCGGAGTGTTAATATACACCTACGATAAAACAAATGTTCCGGACAGAACATTTGAAAATCATTACGAATTGACACAAGCAACTGTTGGATTAGGTATACAAGATCCGGCGTTTGAATTAGGAGAATTGGCACTAGTTAAAACGGTAGTACATGGGGATAAAATTAATCGTCCAGAAGTGTATAGCTGGGACGGAGAACAATGGATATTAGAATACAAAGCAAAAGGAACTATAGAGTTTAGTGAAGAAATATGGAATCAATCAAAATTCGGGCACGGGTTTGACGTTGTCGGATTTGACACTACTGGGTTTGATAGTGATTCTAGTGTAGTTATAGCTAAAATGTTTGATCTGCTCAGAGAACGTATTTTTGTTGGCAGACACAGAAACAAATATAAAAAGCTATGGTTCCAGTGTTTGTATCAAGCAGTGACTGATAACACAACAGATGATTTCGCATTTAAAACAACTTATACTAAAATGAAAATCGAACGTCCGTTGATATTAGATCAAAAACATTATAATGAGTATACTATCAGAACAATCGAAGAGTTTTATAACGATGTAAAACCGTTCCATACCAAGCTTAGAAATATTTTAGATAGAAACACTCATCTAGATGAAAATGATATCGAAATAACCGAAATAGATAGAAACATGGAAATCACACTCAAATTTGACGATCATAGCAGTAGATCGTGGGATGGAGATTTGATATTAAGTGGCGGCGTATTTGATTCCGAGCCCGACAATGTAGATTTTAGTGAATTCACTACGCTTGACATTAATTTAGAATACATTTATAATGGCAATACGTTTATTCAACCTGTTCTAGAAGGATGGGGAGATGAACTTTACCCGATTGATTTCACTGAAAATATAAAAATTACTGTTCAAACAAACGTGTCGGGTGCATCAGAAACCGGTGATACAAGAACATTTTATATTAACTACTGGGATCAATACAACGTAGAAGAAAGTGTTGCTGTAGTAAACAGTTCTAAAACTACTTTGTCTGCAACGATTGACGAAAATGATACAGACATCGCAGTGGTTAACGCTGCCGTGTTAACTGTACCCGTTACAGAAAACGGAGTAGTATGGATCAATAATGAAAGAATAGAATATGGTGCAATAGTAGGAAATACACTAAAATATTGTGTAAGAGGAACTAGAGGAACCAGTGCAACATCGCATACTATTGCATCTGTTGTGTCCGATGCCAGCAGTTCATTACGTATTCCAACACCTACCAACTTCTATCTGTATGGTAATAGCTTGTTGCCTGCATACAATGACAGCGGCATTAGCCTAGCTGCAGCAGGTACCGGCGCCGAGCATTCGTTCATACGATCCGCAGGCTTTGGCACGTTATAAATAGTATAAATGGAAAAAAGTTATGAGTTTATCGCAGATTGAAAAACCTATTATAACAATAGAAGGCCATGTTAAAATCGTCGATTTTGACACAGGCGAAGTGTTGGTAAAGCGCCGTAATGCTATTAATTTTGAAAATATGAGTATTGCTATTGCAAGCCTGCTAGCTAATGTAGTGGGCTCTACTAGTTCATATGAAATAGGATCAATGTCGTTTGGAAACGGCGGCACTACAATCGACGGGCTTGGTATTATTACATATAAAGCAACAAATACAGGTGTCACCACCGCAACGCTTTACAACGAAACATACAGTCAGCTAATAGACGGTAGTACAGTAGGAAATGAAGTTGAAGTTGTTCACACAGCCGGAAATCTGTACAGTGATCTAGTGTGCACTTGTACATTAGATTATGGAGTACCGGTCGGTCAAGACGCAACCGATACAACAACAAATTTAGAAGGCACTTATGTATTTGATGAATTAGGAATTTTTACTGCAAATGGCGATATGCTAACTCATGTTATATTTCATCCTGTTCAAAAAAGTGCTAATAGAAAAATACAAGTGATATACACACTTAGAATAAGAACAAGTTATAGTGAAGTTTAAGTAGGATTAATGATATGCCATATACAATAGATTTTTCAGATACTGGAAAAACGCCAATAGTTCTAAATGATGGAACTGTTGATACTAGCACAAGCTTGGTTCTTGTTGGAAAAAATGTAACTAGATTTGGCGAATATTTCGGTGAAAATTTTGTCAAGCTGCTAGAAAATTTTGCAAGTGCCACTGCGCCAAGCAATCCTACCGAAGGACAGCTTTGGTACGATTCAGGAAACAGCGCATTAAAACTGTATGATAACGGACAGTGGTATTTAATGGGTAGTCCTGCAGGAACAACTCGTGTAGAGGTAAGACAACGACTCGACACACTTGCAGTTTCTCACTTTACAGTTGAAACAATTGTGGATAGCAATATTGTAAGTATCATTGTAGATGATACAACAGCATGGCAACCTGCAACAAGTGAATATTTAGAAGATGGTGTTACGTTACTGAACACACAATTTCCAGTAATACAAGCGGGAATAAATTTAAATAATACATCCGGATATAAATTTAGAGGAACTGCTACTAGTGCAGATTACGCTGACTTAGCAGAACGATATGCATCTGATCAACCATACAAATCAGGTACAGTTGTTAGGTTAGGTGGTATTGCAGAAATTACACAAACACTTCAATATGCCGATTCGGACGTATTTGGTGTAATTTCAACATCTCCGGGTTTTGAAATGAATGCCGGTGCTGGAACAAACGATACACACCCGTTTGTAGCATTGGCGGGCCGTGTTCCTTGTAGAGTGGTAGGAAAAGTAAGTAAAGGCGAAAGGCTAACAACTAGTAATGTTCCGGGATGTGCTCAAGCGGTGAGTATATCTGACAGACTTGATTATAGAGTTATTATTGGTCGTGCTCTTGCTGACAAAGACAACAACGAAGAAGGTCTAATAGAAATTGTCGTGGGAGCAAAGTAAATGGCTGTAAGCCAAGGATCGATTGTCCAAGCCAGCGAGTATAATAGTATCGCCGATCTTGTTAACAAGATTTTCGGCGACAATTATTCTAGTGCTGCAGTAACTGACGTCGATAAAACCAATCACAAATTTGGTTGGGGGGCAGCAAATTTAAACACAGCTATTCCTGCAGGAACACTTATACAAGCCGACAAGTTACAATTTTTAGTTGATAGAACTAACGTGATGATAGATCACGCCAACATAACCGATAGTGTTTTGGTTTTTGCAAGTCCAGCTGGAAGAACAACAGTAAGTGCAAATACGCTGGTTCGGGCTGAAGATATAAATTTAATCGAAAATAAAATCAATAACACACTTTTAGTTAACAATGTTCATATGACAGTTGATGCTGACAGTTCGACCTACATGACATCGACGCCATTGAATGGTCCTTATGAAAGAAACGTAATATGGCAAAATCGTATTACGGGAGAACATAAATGGTCGTTTAACGACTATAGTCATGCTCGACATTTTTTTAATAGCGGCGGCCAATTAAGACTTAGTGCTTCCTTAGAAAACGGAACTACTACCGGATTTTTTAATTGGGCAGACGTTATTAATGAAATGGGAGTTTTGAGTTTTAATTGGACCACTGTTTTCCAAAGCAGCTCGGGTAGATACACTACCGGAACTAGCGAAGGAAAAGGGTTTTATGATTTAACAGAATATTATGGCGATGGTAGTGATGCTGGTGCTCCTGACGAAGGTTTGCTTTTTACCAGTGCTGGTGTTACCACCAGTGCTTATGGATATGGTTATGGATACGGATACGGATATGATGTACCAGTAACACCGCCTTCCGGATACGGATACGGCCCATACAGCAGCATGAATTTAAGATTATACGGAAAATACGCAAACAATGGTAGCGAAGTTCATTTTAAAATTGTGTTAGATGATACTGCATTTGCTCAAACAATTGACGGAACATTAAGTGTAACACTGTCTTATTTGATGCCAGACACCATTATTGAAGGATCTGCGACATTTGATGTAACACCAGATCCTGTATCTACTATATTAGATGATTTTAATACAGGCGACGATTCGTAAAATTGTCTTGACACAACACGCATAAATAAGTTATAGTAGCATATAATTATAAGGAGAAACTCACTATGGATGAGAGACTCGAAAAAGCTTTAGACTTTGCGAACTATCGAGCAACTTTAGCAAATCAAAAACGCAATATCATTTCTAGGATGAAAGTATTGCAAAAAATACACTACAATAACGGATCATTTGAAGCCGATAAAGAAACTATTTCGTTTGTCAAATGTCTAGTAGATTTAGGAAAAACATCAGCTATTCTATTAGACACTAAAGACAATGCGATCGAAATAGAAAATCTTAATGATCTATTAGAAACACTTGTCAGTGCATATATTGACTCAATGACAGAATATAAAATTCAAATTGATAAAGTTAATAAAGCCAGAAATATTAAAAAAATTATGGATTGGTAATGACTGAGACTTCTGGTGTATGCTTTTTTTGTTATAATAATAACGAATTAGATTATGTAAAATTTGCTCATATTGCAGCTGGATATGTAAAACGCAATATGAAGAACAACAATACTTGTTTAATAACTGATCACGGAACGTATGGATGGCTTAAAGAAAGTGTACCATACGAAGTACACGATCGGTTGTTTGACGAAGTTGTAATCGCAGATGTAGTGCATGACAACAATATAAGAAAACATTTTGACAGTCCATGGACTAATTTTAGTGCTCAATTTAGTAACAGCAATAAACATGATGTCATAAATTTAAGTCCGTTCGATAAAACACTGCTATTAGATACAGATTATATAGTACAAAATAATTTTTACGATTATATTTTCGATACCAAAATTCCAGTTTCTATGCATAGAAAAGCCAGGTATCTAGAACATCAGCCACCTTATTTAAACGAACAACAGTTGAACGAAGCTGGCATACATCACTGGTGGAGCACAGTGGTATATTTTGACAAAAGTGATGAAAGTAGAATATTTTTTGATATGTGGAATCACGTAAAAGAAAATTGGGACTACTATTCGTTGCTTTATCAATTTCCCCGCGGACTGTTTAGAACAGATTTTTGCGTGAGCATTGCTACGCATCTACTAAACGGATTTAACGAAAATAATCTAACTGATGATTTTATGTCTGTTCCTATGATTAACATGGATCAAAAAGATGATCTAGTAGAAGTAAAATCAATGAATGATTGGATCTTTTTGAGTCACAACAGAGCTGAACCGTGGAAAAACCTTTTAGTGAGAACTGAGAATGAAAATATTCATGTCATGAATAAAAGAGCGTTGTCTAGAAACAGTGACAAAATATTTGATTTAATGCGGGAAGAAAATTTAATATGAGCAAAGGTTTTGTAACACTTGGAATCGACACCGATGAAGATAGAATATTCTATTCTCATGCATTAGCAATGAGTTTAAAAAATTCTTCTCCTGACAGTGAAATTTGTTTGATCGTTGATAAAGGCAAGAGTGATTTTGTTTTAAAGCAGTACCCGGACGCATTTGATTATATAACTGAACTGCCGTTTGGCAATACCGGACATAAAGACGGGTATCACGGAAGCAACGTATGGCAGGCGTTTTATGCAACACCTTTTGAAGAAACAATTTATGTTGATAGTGATACTTTGTTTTTAAACGTAAACATTGATGATTTGTGGGATACTTTTAGTTCATATGATATGGCCTTTCCTAGTATTGCTAACAGCTATAGAAATGTAAAATGCAGAAAAGATCGACTTTTTGACATAGAAACCCATTATAATTTTCCGCAATTATACAGTAGTTTGTGTTATTTTAAACGAAGCTCGCCACTGGCGATTGAATGGTTTAAAATGGCAGACCCTTTATATCAAAATTGGAAAGATTTATATCAAAAATTGTTCAATGAAAAACGACCTCCTACCTTTAATAAAACGGTCGTAGCTAATAGTGTCACGCAACTATTAGATGTTGAAAAAGAAGTGTCGGCAAAAATTGATAATTTTTACGATTTACATTCTTATGGTCAGTATTTGTGGCATTACGATATACCAGAAAATTGGACACACATGCTCAATTATTGGTATACAGACCACAATGAATTGATAGTAGAAAACAGTTCAATAAAATCGGGTATTATTCATTACAGAGATGAAGAATTTTTAACAGAAGAAGTATATGATGTTATCAGACGTCAGTTTAAAGCTAGAGAAGCGAGAAAAATCATCGAGTGAATACTATGTTTATTATGATGATCACGATGGCTCTATAAAATCTATATCTAGCAAATTTAAAGAAAATATTTCATATCCTCATATAGTTACATCTGATCCAGATGCAAAACAGCTATTATTGGGAAATTTAAATATTAAAAAATATGTTGTAGCGGAGTTAGTTGAAGGACCAGTATTTGTTAAAAAAGAAAATCTAATTCATATTCAGCGGGCGGAAGAACAACTAAGTAAAATACCTCAAGTAAAAGATGTAGTTGACTCTGATATTAATATCATATTATATCACAATCCCGGATTAGTAGAAATA